CGAATAAGATTATCGCCTGCTTCATGAAAATCACCCGTGCAGATGGCTCTATCGACTACTCCGTCATGACGGAACAAGATTGGATGCGCCTGAAAGGATATTCCGACAAGCAGAACACCTATTTCGACCGCAAAGAAAACAAGTGGGTAACAAGACCCAATGAACTCTACGACAAGGACGGTCAGATAGATACGGGGTTCCTTATAGCAAAGTGTATCAAACACGCTTTCAAGACTTATCCTAAAATCAATATCGGCAAAGGTTCAGTCATGGAATCTGACATAATTGATAACCCGCAAGGAGGTTTCGATCCTTACAGTGGAATTGACACCACGCAACCCGAACCACAGGAAAAGCAGGAAGAACAGCATTTTGCACCTCAACCTGATATGTCGGCAGGGGTAACTATTGACCCAGCAAGTCAAGGAGATAACGATGATACTTTCTAACCTTAATACATTGTACATATGTCTTCAGAATTAGTAATCATCAAGCAGGAAAATATACAGACCATAGTGTCTGCTGCTCCACAATCATATAGTGACAACAAGCTGTCATGTGAAAGATGTATCAGTGCCGGGCAATCCATACTCAATACCATTACAACTAATGGTGGAATGACTGACGAACTTGATAAAGAGGCAGCTCTTTTCATCGAAAAAGCACGTAAAACAGTCAAGAAGATGAACGAGAAACGTTCGCCTGTCACAAAACTTTTTGATGACATCCGTCGAGAGTTTACGGTAATAGAGAATGCTATTGACCCCACCAAAGTTGATACTATCCCCTATAAACTCCAACAATACCGTAACCAATATGCAGCAAAGAAACGTGCCGAAGAAGAAAAACGCCGTCAGGAAGAGTACAAACGTCAACAAGCGGAACAAGCCCGTGTAAAATTGAGACAAGACATTGAAGGGGATTTTAAGGCACAATTTCAAACATATCTCAATCAATCCATCAATTGGCTCACTACAAAGGATAACAGTGTTACGCTCGAGAACTATAACACAGTGTACAGTGAGGTAAAGAACTTTTCGGTTTCTCTTCCTGCTGACTGGTTACATAATCTTCATACTCTCATCCGTATACCTGCCAATATTTCGGTAGACGAGCTTCGACAATTTGAAACTGACACAAAGGAACGCCTTGGTAAGCAATTTACCGAACAATACACTGCAGAAATCCAAGACAACAAGGATTTCATTCTTGACCGTCTGCCCTCAAAGAAAACAAACCTCGAACGCATGGCACAAGCTGATGCGGCCGAAGCTGCACGTGTCAAAGCTGAAATGGAAGAACGCCAACGCAAGGAAGCCGAAGAGCGAGAGGCAGAACGCAAACGCAAAGAAGAGGAAGAAAAGCAAAAGGCGGAAATGGCACGCCAGCAAGCTGAAATGAACGGATTATTTTCTGAACAGGCTTCTATGCAGAATTATCAGCCCAAAGTAAAAGTCACTCAAAAGATAGAGTTACTTAACCCTGAAGGTATCATGCCAATACTCTCAATGTGGTGGAGTAAAGAAGGGTGCACACTTTCGGTTGAAGAGTTGAGTAAGTTATTCAAGAAACAAATTACGTTCTGTGAAAAACTGGCTAACAAGGATAGTGTCTATATTGAAAATGAGAGTGTACAATATATTGACGATGTGAAAGCAAAGTAACCATGAGTCACAATCCCGATACATATTACAATCGTAGTGAGGTTAGTAACTCTGACCTCACTGAACTAAAAAACATTCTCCATCCTCGGATGCAATTCGGTGATAAAGAAGCTGCATTTCGTTTCGGCTCGCTGGTAGATGCAATTATTACCGAACCAGCACGAGTAGACTACTACCGCCTAACAGTAGATGATGAACAATATACCGAAGATGAGTTCCGACATGCACAAGAAATGCAGAAAGCACTTCGCATGGAAGCACGCCACGATGAGTTCCTTTTTAAAGTGCTTGGTTATGCCGAAACACAGCGTTTCATGGTAAACACACAACAACAATTTACTTATTGTGGCTTCCCCTTTTCGCTTGATACACGATGTAAGTGGGATTGGTGGCTCGGCCTTTTTGGCGGTGATCTTAAAACCACATTTGCCTCAACACAGCAACAGTTTGAAGAAGCGATTGACTTCTTCGATTGGGACAGGAGTCGTGCTTGGTATATGGACATTGCAGGTTCCAACCGTGATTTCATTTATGCTATCAGCAAAAAGAACTGCAAAGTATTCAAGAAGTTCATCAATCGGGATGATAAGGTCTACAACCGTGGACGCGAGAAATATGAAGAATTGGCTTTCCAATACTGGTGTTTAACTCCACAAGACAATTAACAATGGACATATATTGCAAAGTAACTCAATATGGATTAGTTCCTCTATATAATACAGACCTCGAACTAAAGAAACACTTGAAGATTGGTAATGTAGTCAAGTGTAAGGTAAGCAATCCACGCAATTATGAGCACCACAAAAAGTTTTTCGCTTTGGTACGCCTTACTTTCGACAATTTGCCCCTGCCATTAGTCGAGAAGTGGCACATACATAATGAACAGGATATGCTTCGCCGATTCAAACGTGACCTTGGCTACTTCACTAATACTCTCAATGAATATGGTGAACATGAAATAGAGTATCTCAGTATATCGTTTGCCGCCATGGAACAACACGAATTTGAGAAATTCTATAACCAATGCATTGACCTTGTTCTCAATAAGTATATCAAAGGCATTGACAAAGATGATTTAATCACAGAAATAGAAGAATTCAAATGAAACCACAGGTAGGACAATATCATTACACTCCACACGGACGAGGATTCCGCATATACCGCTATACAGAGGTAACAGATAGCTTTCAGTCAGCCTCTCCGGTACTTAGTGAGCCAATCTTCTACGATCGTGAGAAAGCAAAGAAACGTGTTTATGAACTTAATGGTTGGAAATACAACAATGAACGGACTCAAACATCATCTGCGCGTTGAACCATACGACTATCAACGTGAAGGTATAGTTTATGGACTGGAACACCGCCGTCTTATTATCGGTGACGAACCGGGATTAGGAAAGACATTGCAAAGTATCGGCATTGTTGATACAGCCAATGCATATCCTTGTCTTGTTATCTGCCCGTCCTCGCTCAAAATCAACTGGCAACGCGAGTTCGAGAAATTCACGGATAAATCTGCGGTCGTTCTTGACAATGCTGTACGTACAACATGGAATTACTTGTTATCTATGGGAGTGCATCAGGTAGCAGTGGTAAATTACGAAAGTTTGCGCAAATATTTTGTTTGGGACATCAAAGCGGAAAGTAAGCAGTTCCGTCTCAAAGATGTTGTATTCTGTCCTCAAATACAGATGTTCAAATCAATCATCATCGACGAAAGCCATCGTGTGAAAGACCCGTCTGCACAGCAAACAATCTTTACCAAAGGTTTGTCTGTTGGCAAGGAATGGATAATACTCCTGTCAGGTACCCCCGTTGTCAACCGTCCGGAGGATTTGATAGCGCAACTTTCTATCATGAACAGATTAAACGACTTTGGCGGTCGCGGAAAATTCATAGCTGACTATTGCACTGACCCGAAAGACAAGGATGCGGAACCGGCTGTACCACTTTCCGAACTATCTCGGCAACTCTATGATACTTGCATGATACGCCGTGAAAAAGCAAAGGTACTTCCCCAGCTACCTGACAAAACACGAGTAGACCTGTATGTCGATATATCCAACAGTGCCGAATACAATCTTGCAGCTTCCGATCTCGCTACATACCTACAAGAATATACAGAATGTACAGATTGGGAAATACGCCGCAAGATGCGTATGGAAGCACTTGTGAAGTTCATGACACTTCGTTCCTTAGCTACCAAAGGGAAAATTGCACAAGCTGTTGACTTTATCAAGACATTCCTTGACAGTGGCAAAAAACTGATTGTGTTCTGCTCGCTTCATGAGATTGTGGATGAACTACAAAGGGTATTTCCGAAAGCCGTCACGGTTACAGGGCGCGATAGCGCAATAAACAAACAGGCTTCTGTGGATGCTTTCCAAAACAACCCAAATGTGCAGCTCATCATCTGTTCCATTAAAGCAGCCGGCGTTGGTCTCACACTCACAGCTTCCTCAAATGTAGCCTTCATTGAACTTGCATGGACATATGCAGATTGCTGTCAATGTGAAGACCGTGCACACCGTATAGGGCAAAAGGACAATGTAACCTGTTATTATCTGCTTGGTCGTGGTACAATCGACCATACGATATACTCTCTTATTCACCGTAAGAAATCCATCGCATCCGAGATTATGAACTCTGATGACGATATTCCGACCGATGAAATGTATTTCAATGAATTGGTCAAATCATTCTTAACAGCATCGGGATAATGGAAGTATGCAAAACAGATATGCAGAAAATTATCAAATATCTTAATGATGCTGCAATAATGTATGACAATCATCCCGGACAACGTAATGTATGTCGCGCATGGGTAATAAGACAACTAATAAAAAAACTGAATAAAAAATTAGTAGTAACCAGTAAATAAAGTAATATGAGAATCTATTTCGATATAATATTTGTGGTTTTAAATGTCATCCTTTTTGCTTTGAACTTTCATTTTGCCTTAGAATCCAAATCATCTAAGTCATATACGTATGCCATCTTAGGAATGACTTTTGCCATTGCAGCTATCGTCTTACTTCTATCTACCGATTCAAATCAAGAATAAAAATAATATGGCAACACATCAAATAACAATAGCAAAAGCATCCAAGAATGACTTTGAGAAAGTATACAATCTGCTTTCTCCGATGGAGGAACTCTTCAACAATAGGTGGAGTAATGAGGAAAGCTGGACAGAGTGGGATGATGACAACGAGGATAAACTGGAACTTCTTGCCATCCGTAAAGAAATAGCCGAGGAAGAATACTGTGATGAGGATGAAGTGGACAACCGTCTTGTCTTATACGAATTTATTAAACGCAGAATGAGATTATGCGGATGCAGCAACTGGCAGCGCGTTGTTACCGCCGCCGAATGTCTGATTGACATCTTCTGCGATCCGCAAGAGTCTTGTCTTGCCTGGCGCCCGGATTTGAAGCGTACGATGTATAATACGATGCTGGGTGAATAATAATTTAAAACAATAGGTAATGAACATTGGATTAATAGACGTTGACGGTCATAACTTTCCAAACTTCGCTCTTATGCGTGCCTCTGCATATCATAAGGCAAAAGGCGATCAAGTAGAATGGGCTACTCCTTTCAACAGATATGATAAAGTTCTAGCGAGCAAAGTGTTTACTTTCACTCCAGACTTTAATTATATGACATTACAAGCTGATATTATCGAAAAAGGAGGAACCGGTTATGATATTCATAAGAAGCTTCCATTTGAAATATCTTGTAGCACACTCATGGATTATTCCATTTATCCACAATATCATTTTTCTATTCAGTTCTTTTCAAGAGGCTGTATCCGGAAATGCCCATTTTGTCTGGTTCGGGAAAAAGAGGGCTACATCCGGTCCGTCCACCCTGTAGACCTGAATCCCAAGGGAGAATGGATAGAAGTATTAGACAACAACTTCTTTGCAAACCCGAGATGGAAAGAAGCTATTGACTATCTTATAAAAGCTGGACAAATGGTTAATTTCCATGGTGTTGATGTCAGGATCATGAATGAGGAGCAAGCATTTTACTTGAGTAAGTTGAAATTGAAAAGAAGAATCCACATTGCTTGGGATTTACCGGATATTGACCTTACTGAAAAGCTAAAAGAAGTGACTAAATATATCAAACCTCGTAATTTGTCTTGCTATGTTCTAGTCGGCTTTAACTCAACAATTGAACAAGATATGTATCGGTTAAACCGACTTAAGGAGTTGGGAATCTCACCTTTTGTACAACCATACCGAGACTTTAATAATGATCGCAAACCAACATTATACGAAAAGGATATTGCACAGTGGGCTAACAAACATCAAATATTTAAATCTTGTGATTTTGCCGACTTTTCACCACGAAAAGGATTCAAGTGCAAATATTATTTAAAACAATTAGAATAGAAGTAAAATAAAATAGCCCGTAAACACCTTGTAGTAATCAGTAAGTTTGGAATGGAACAGATGGCCAACATCGACAAACATTAAGATACCATCTATCCTCGTTAGTCTTGCTTGCGTTGGCAGTACGAGTTACAAGGTCGAAACAGTAGCAGAGGAAAACCAAATTAACGGGAAATGCGGGCTATTTATAAATAACTAAATAGAGCTATGGATGAATTTTATATGGTATTTGTAGAAGGATGCGCCACTCCTACCTACAAACATGAGAATTTGGAAAGCGCCGAAAATGAAGCGAAAAGACTTGCTACTCTTCTTAAGAAGAAAGCATACGTTTTATGTACAATAAAATCAATTGAAGATACTCAGTACAAAATTGAGGATTGTAGACCTAACGGAAGTGATTTACCATTTTAATAAAAATACAACAATGAAGAAAATTGAAATCGTTGAACACGTCATCAACAATACGACTATTAGTCGTTCACAAGCTATTCAAGCCGTAGATTGCGTTTTTGATGCTATTGAAAATTCTCTTTGTAAAGGTGAGAGTGTTTATATCCGTGGTTTTGCCACAATTAAGGCACACACCTCCAAAAGAAAGAAAGCACGGAATATTAGCAAGGGAACAACAGTTGTTATTCCAGCTCAACGCTCTGCCAAGCTCATCATTAGTAAACAACTTAAAGCTCGAATGAATTTATGATGCACACATGGTTTGAATGTAAAATCCGTTACGAAAGAGTAATGGAAAATGGAATGAACAAGAAAGTTACAGAACCTTATCTTGTCGATGCACTTAGCTTTACAGAGGCCGAAGCACGGATCATCGAAGAAATGACCCCATTTATCTCTGGAGAATTTACTATATCAGACATTAAACGTGCCAACTATAGCGAACTCTTCCCTAGCGACGAAGCGAGTGCCGACCGCTGGTTCAAGTGCAAACTATTTTTTATCACACTGGATGATAAAAGCGGTGCGGAAAAAAAGACTTCGACACAAGTATTGGTACAGGCTGCCGACTTACGTGACGCAGTGAAGAAACTGGACGAAGGCATGAAGGGAACAATGGCAGATTATCAAATTGCATCTGTTTCCGAAACCGCTATCATGGATGTTTACCCGTATTCTGCCGAAGAATCCATTACAGATACCATCAGCGAAAATGCCAACTCCCCTATTGTACGCAATTTCATCCAATCACTTCCTGAAGGTTGTAAGACAACAATAACAGTTGGAGGAAAGAAAGTCGTAGTCGACAAAACAGGAAAGGACACCATTGTTACACCTAAAAATGAAAACAGCCATGACATTGGAAGAGATGCTCTCAAAGGAAAGAAAACAAAAAAAGAAGCAAAAACATAACGATGAGGAACACCGCATACAATGCGCTTGTGTAAAATACTTCAATTTGAGGTATCCGAAGTTGAAAGGTCGACTATTCGCCGTACCAAATGGTGGTAGACGTGATGCTGTAACAGCATCAAAACTTAAAGCCGAGGGTGTAATAGCCGGTGTATCCGACCTGATCCTATTGAAAAGCAATCGTGATTACGGTGCGCTACTCATTGAAATGAAAAAGAAAGGTGGCTATCAATCCCCATCGCAAAAACAATGGCAAAAGATGATCTGTGAAAACAGAGAATACAAATATGTTGTATGCCATTCGCTAGATGATTTCATTCGTGAGGTGGATGAGTTTCTAAAAAATGCAGAATTATGGGACGAAATGTAAAAAAAGGGCTCGACTATTTCCCTTTTGATGTTGACTTTTTTCAGGACATAAAAATAAGGAAACTGATCAAGTACCAGCGTGGCAAGGCTGTCACTGTATATGCTCTCCTGCTTTGTCTTATCTATAAAAATGGGTATTACATGTTGTGGGACGAAGAGTTGCCCTTCATATTATCGGAACAAACCGGTTTTGAAGAAGCGTATATACAGGAGGTCGTCAGATGTTGCCTGGCACTAGGGTTGTTTTCTAAAGAACTCTTTGATAAGGAAAAAGTTCTCACTTCAATCGGAATACAAGAACGCTATAAACGAATATGTGATGATTGCAGAAGAAAGTGTGAATTTTCAGAGTTTAACCTTATTTCTTCCGAAGATAAACGCATTTCTTCCGAAGAAAAGCCCAAAAACTCCGCAAAAAGTACACAAATAAAAGAAAAGGAAATAAAAGAAAAGAAAACTCCTCCTCAAACTCCCCCTAGCGGGGTCGTTTCGTCGGACAGAGGAGGAAGAATAACTTCGTCTCCTTCTTCTGAAAAATATTTTGATATTAAGGCAGAATTGCGTGGTAAACCGGGTATAACAGAAAATGACGTATGGGAAGCTATGCGCCTTGCCGAAAACGGTAAAGAATCATCTATCGGCACAGGGGTCATCAAACAATGGCTAGACAATCCCTCAATGTGTGACTTCTATATAATCATCCAAAATCTACAGAGAATGGAGCGTGAAGGACAAATAAGGGTGATGTCTCATGAAAACTACTTTGTGTATGTTTTTCTGCTAATGAACCTGACAAAATCCGATGCTGATTCAGTTCGCCTATATATCCAAGACCCGACACTGTTCGAAGAATGTAAAAAGCTGATTGCCGAAATTAAAAAAGGCGGCATCAACCAGCCCGGCAGATTCCTGCTCAAAAAGTTGAGAGAATGTCAAATGAGTATTAATAAACAAAATCTAAAATGAAATTAGTTCATGGCAGTTTATTCAGCGGTTTTGACGCCCCCAGTATTGCAGCTTCATGGATGGGAGGGGAAAATGCCTTTCACTGTGAGATAAACCCTTTTTGCAACGAGATACTAAAATATTGGTTTTCTGATTCAGAACATTATGAAGATATTACAAAAACAGACTTTAGTCAATGGAAAGGAAGAATCGACGTCCTCACAGGCGGATTTCCTTGTCAGCCTTTCTCCCTCGCAGGCCAGAGAAAGGGAGCGGATGATAACCGTTATCTCTGGCCGCACATGCTCCGTGCTATACGAGAAATCCGACCCGCTTGGGTTATTGGTGAAAACGTTGCTGGAATCCTCACAATGGTTCAGCCCGGCAAGGAGACTGAAGTGGGAAGCCAAACCTCTCTTTTCGGAGAAGATAACCGAAAAAGAATATTGCTACGACAAGAGTATGTTGTCGAAACCATCTGTAAAGACCTTGAGCGAGAAGGATATTCCGTCCAACCGTTGCTTATTCCGGCTTGTGCCGTCGGAGCGCCCCACAGAAGAGACAGGGTGTGGTTTGTTGCACGACTTATTACCGACACCGCGTGTCGTGGAAGTGGTGGAACACCCTATGAAAGCTGCCGCGAGAACGAAAGACAGGACGGGTACGAAACTCAACAACCTATCTTCAGGAGCTACGTTCGGACTGCTTCCGACTCCCAATGCTCGGGAAGCGGACAAATACAGCAAAAAATACAATCCAAAAAGCCAAATGGGTACCGCATTAACAGCAATGGCAGTAAACGGAATGTTGCCGACTCCTACAAATTCAATGGTGACTTACCAGGATTTCATTCAGGCAGGATATCACAGTTCGAAGCGTCCGGATTACGGATTGATCCCAACACCTACTGCGAGTTCCCATCACAACGGATGCTGCAAGGAGAGAAAGGACGGTACAAGCAGAAAATCCGAACTGAATCATTACATAGCCGCTCAAACTGGGAAAACTTCCCTACTCAATCCCCTGTTTGTCGAGGAAATGATGGGCTTCCCTTTGATGTGGACAACCTTACCATTCCTTTCACAAAGTGGAGACAGGAATCAGTCAAAGGATACGGAAACGCCATAGT